CTGGATATCAAGCCAGGAGCAGTACCTGTCGGGTCCTTCTGCTGTGTAAGTCTCTCGCATCTTATCCACATCCAATGGATGAGTAGTTATGAGTCTTACCACGTAAGCTAGATGATTAGCCTTTAGTTGCTTCTTGAAGTAACTTACGTTGGGCACTAGCCTGGATTAAACCAGAGAAAGTGTTACCTTCGTAGTAACTTCAGTAAGCGCTAATGACTTCCTCATTTAGAATATTATAGAATTGCCTAACAGTGTTGACAACTTTCTTCTTATCCTTAGATAGATCAAATAAAACATTAATTTTTATCTTTTCCATCCGAGGCTTAACAAGCTTCTTGTCAAACACTTGAGAGTTACTGTCCACAAACTTCTTCACTCGTTTCCTCTCTGATTTTAACTCATCTTCTAAGGCATAAATTGCCCCATAGATAGGTGAATTAATAATCAGATGGTTCCGATTGAAGGGTTTGAATCCGGACCCTTCTACTCCCACTAGGACATCACAAAATGCATAATAAGATTTCAGAATATCATTTGACTTCATCACTGAAGACAATTTATATCCTGTTACCTCTTTAAGCACGTTCGTTATGTTGTTTTGAAGCATTCTCATATAAGCGATAGATGTATAGTGAATTAAATCACTTTCCATCCATGGCTTAAAGATTGCTGGGAGACCGTTCTTGCCTGCGACGTCATTAAAGACATCAACAGCTAAGACGGATCCCTGTGTTAAATCTAACACAGCATCAAAACATAAAGAATCGATCTCGATCTTTTTACAGACCTTTGATCGGAATTCTTTAACTAGCGAGAAGTAGAGCCGGACACTTGATGAAACATTTCCAAGTTTTCACCCTCTTTCTCTCACATCTCTAAGCACAGTCACAAGAGTATCACTACTTCTTGTCGCTGTGAATATTGCTGAGATAGGAAAAGGGCTTATTTCCTCCTTCTTGTAGATTATCCGTTTAGCGAACTCGTAAAAGTCTTTCGACTGATGCGTTTTCGCTGGTGAGTAATCAACATGAAGAGAAGAAAGTAAACTCATATACGTTTCCGCTACTGCCTCGTTCCCGATTACAATGTCATCACCCAGTAAAGAATATGGCAAAGATTTTCAATCTGCGCCAACCTTCTTACATGAGTAATAGACAAGGTAATGGTGAGCGAATGCGAAAGAGTTGAAAGATGAGTAGGCACCCATTGGGTTCCCAGCTGCATAAATTAATTTATCTGACTGGAAATCAAAAGGGTAACCTACCATCACATCAGCTCACGCATCCACAAAGACACTAGGCAATCTAACTTTAAGTAGCTGCTTGATGACTTCAATTGGAAACCTATCAGTCGCTGATGATAAGTCAACGCTGTAGTATTTACAATTTACGTCCTTTAGCAATTCCTTAAACTTCGATTGATCAAGAGTACAGTCCTGAGGAATCTTGCTAAGGATTCTAGCCAGGTAATCATGAATTGGTTTTAGTGCCATCTGGGATCAATAGTCTAGTATCCCGACAGACCGCATCTTCCCTTCTTTATCAGGAAAGGAAGACACTTTACGTATGGATTCTCTTTCCCTTTCGGGTCAGGTAGCTCATACGCATTGGAATGTCAGGAGTAGACCATCGATGCATCCTTGGATTCTGCAAGCCATCCCAGGCGCAATAACTTCCAAAGAGTTTATAAGACTCTTAGGAAGGATTGTCGCCTCGTATGCTGCACCAAGTAATGCGTGGCCGTTCGGCCCCCTAGACAGCCTATACATCAATCATTTTACTGACTGGCAAGACCTAGGAAGTTTCTCAGGGTTTACTCTGTATCCCAAATCCTTTCAAAAGGAAGGCATATACTGAGTAATATCAGGTACGTCCCCTTTAACGGGTTGTGTGATACTACTAGTATCTACCTCGCCTTTCAACTTAATGGCTCTTGTAGCATTTAAGATTGTCAAAAGCAGGCGAACAGTGTTCGTGTGCTTAGGATCGTCTATATATTGCTTAAGAGGTCCAAGGATTGAAGGGAATTGGGCAACTCCATAGCAAGGTGAGTCCTCACTTCTCAAGAGGTTACCAGAGAGATAATTATAAAGATTACTACGCGTTGCTTTTACGTAACGTATAGTATCTTTTATCCCTCTGCTCTTAAGACGTAAGCTCATCTTCTTACAGAGTTCTAAAAGTAACGCGACGGGTATGGAGGCTTCATCCTTTTCAAGGGATAAAGACAATCACATAATGATTTTACCTGCAAAATCGTAGATGGATAATCTACGGTCGGTTTTACGAACCGACAAACGAATATTTTTATTTGTTTGTTTTGTCATGTATTATTATTATATGATTACCTCTACTTTCCGAGGCTTTAAGCTACTACCTTCACTCAACAGGATTGTATGTGAGTGACCGGGGTTGCGAACATGGACGTGCTAGCACGAATGCTAGACAGTACGCCATGCGTCATACTGTGTTAATAGTCACAAAAGGCTATTATAATCAG